AACAAATAGAATATACTACTGGGACATCTTATACTGTTACTGGTACTAATATCAATATCCCTGGGACACCGGCTCCAGGAGCGAACTACACAATTCAAACGCAAGGTGCTCCGTTCCAGTTTAGTGAGACTCATCTGACTCCTGGAATTGCGAAAGAAACATGGATAGATCGCAAAACGGTAGAGGAATCTACCACAAACTCATTATCAGTCTTTACGCAATAATCGGTTTAGCATCTCCTGCATTTGCAGAAGCACCATCTAATACGAATATTGCAGGGCCCTCAGCATCTGCGACTGGTAATGTAACCAACCAGGCAGTACAGGTGCTTCAGGGTCCTTTTGCTATGAATACTTATGGTGGGGGTGTTTCTTGTCAAGGACCTACACTGAACTTACAGACCTTTGGATACAATAGTTTATCCAATAATAATGATCCAACAACTTATCAACAAAATTCTCTGAACGCTGGTTTATCCGCAGGTTTTTCCGTTCCGCTTGATGGTTCATTTCAAGAACTTTGTAAGGCAAGAGTTCGTACAGAAATCAGTAGACAGCAGGCAGAAGCAGATAAGGCACGTCTTGACTTTGAGTTAGTCAGGTTACTGAAGTGTGGTGAAGCAATGAAAAATGGAATTTCGTTTCACCCTCAAAGCCCTTATGCAAAAATCTGTGCCGATGTCGTTGTGAAGTATCCACGAGTACAGGATGTAGCAAATGGAAATCAAACCAATCCAAATAAGAAGTGAACCCCCACCTATTATTCCAACGATAGAGCCTCCTGTAACTCGCAGAACAGAACGTTCCGTGATACCTCAAATTGATATGCCCATCGTAAATATGCCCGATACGACTATCAAGTATCCAGTGATTGATGTTCCTACTCAAGAAGAGTTTGATGCTGCAGTAAGAGCGGAACAGAAGAAACAACAAGAAGAGAAGGAAGAAAAAACCAGAGGACTTCCTGATGCTACCCCTACCCCTCAACTGCCTCCATCTGTTCAAACCCCCCAGGATAATCGGGTTATTTCCGATGATGCCCCCAAAACCAATCTAGGAGTTCCCGTCATTGAAGTACCAATTATCGGGGAAGTTCCCATCCCACCTAAAGAGCAGGTTATTCTTGCTGGCACCACTGCTACTGCTTCTGTTGCTGCGGCTCTTGTTGGGAAATCTTTGGTGGAATGGATGGTAGGTAAGATGAAACCTATTGTTCAACAGATATTTGTAAGGGGTAAGAAACTCTTAAGCAGAGACCTTACCCCATATGAACTTCAAGTTTATTTTGCATTTGAGAAAAGTCAGTCTCTCAAGAAAGTCAATAAGTTACTCAAGAAAGAACAGAAGAATCAAAAGAAAGAACAATACAAAAAGTTTCACTCAAAGTAATTACTTTTTACGCTTCGCATCCAGTTCAGCAAAGTTCTTAACCTTAGTTCCACCATCATAAGTCCAAGCATAACCCTCAGCGATCATTTGGTTATTCAATGAAGTCTCTTCACCATTGATAAACAGATGACCGATGATACGACCATACTTCTCTGTAGAGTCTGGAAGTTCGGTCTTGATAAGAATATCCTTTGCGTTCTCACAACGCTTCTTCAACCATTCTTTTGATTCAAGTCCGTATTTCTTTTCATTCGCATCTGCAGTGCGTGACTCAGGAGTATCAATCCCAGCAAGGCGAATTCGCTTAGTGAGAGAAATATCAAAGCCCAAATCAATGTCAGCATCTATTGTATCTCCATCAACAACTTTATGAATCTCACGGATTCTGTAGATATAAGGATCTTTATTATCCATTAGAATGGCAATTTAAACTCTTTGGTATTTAGTTTGGGAAGTGGCAGAGCATCAATTGCTTTTTGTACCTGTTTCTCTACAACCATACCAACAAACTCTTCTGGGTTTTCAAGAATCTTCTGTGCTTTTTGGTAAGTTACATAAGCACCATAACAAAGTCCGGCACTAATCGTGAGACTTGTCGCGGATAGAATGATCGCTAGATGTTTCATCGTCCATCTCCATATGAGCTAACCGTAATATGTAGTAAATGATATACGCAGTCATCGTAAGACCACAACATAATATTACAAGAACTCCCCACGGAAACTCATTCATTCCACCAACCCTCTTGTTTATGAATCCAAACTTTCAATTCTTTTACATAATTTCTTAAGGTTTCTGCTTGTGAAAGGTGCCAGTCGTCACCCGTTTTCAGGTGCAATCTCATATGCTCATCTACAGCATCGAGACACTTTTTAATTACCGGGTTCCAGGGCTCCCGAACTGGCGTGTTCCATTCTCTTGGCATAATACCTCATGTTTTTATTAGACTCCTGTACGTGGTTGAACAAAACCCTCACCTTCATCTACTTTAGTTTCAAGAGCTTCAACTCTCTCTTCTAAAGTTACAGACAGTTCTTCAACTGGAGGTTCTGGGGGAGCAACAACAAACTCTTCTCTACGTGGTTCTTCTTTTTTTTCATCATCTTCACCACCTTTCTTCATGGTGTTGATACCAAAGGTAGCGGCTGAAGCGGTAAATACTGTCGCAATGAATGTTGGATCCATCTTTGACAGCATACCTGCATAACTGGCAGTAAGAAGAGCAGCAGACCAACTCAAGATAGCAATACGAATAATTTGTCCCATAGCATTTTCCTTTTTCTTATCCATCTTAGTTAGTGTGGTAGGTTAACTTTTTTTCCAGGCTTCGCCTTCTGCCTTTCTTCTACGTGCAAGACCTGCTTCTACATTTGAACCAGGATTGCGATACATATAAAGAGCATCGGGAACCATGTCCCACTCCTTATTCTTCAGGCGTTTAGTAATAGTATTAAAGTTATCACCACCGTAAAAGCCGGCACCAAGATTATAAGCAAAGCTGAGCAGAGCGCCTCTTTTTCCATCTGACATTTCATTCCAATGTGGGATTTTGCGAAGAGCAGGAAGAAACTGATTCTTGCACTGACTAATTAATAACTCATCTGCTTCTTGCTGGGTAATTTTATCACCAAGTTTGAAAGGTGATCCATCTTTCTTGCGAGTTGAACCCCAACCGATTGTGATTGGAAGTCCACCAGATAAAGGATCTGGATATGCAGATAAGTGACATCCTTCAAACTCTTTGATTAACTTGATGCCCATCATAGGAACATCATCACCACCACTATTTACAGGAGCAGTTGCTGCAGCTGTCGGTGCTGCAGCGTTTGACTTTTTTCCTCTATAGATCTCCGCCCAATCAACAGTATCATCTAGATACTTGACAGGTAGGTTATCTTCTAACCACTGAACTGCTTTGACGTGGTTAGGGTTCTTCTCATCATAGAATTTGAAAAAGTTGTGTAAATCGATACGTGCCATTGTTTGTTCTCCTATCAGTCGAAAATTCTGCCCCAGCCATCGTTGCCACCTGGACACCAACGATGCTTAAGAACTGCTTTGGTATAAATGGTCTTCTTACCATTTGTCACAGGGCCTGTATAGTTGTCATTCAGAGAACCATATGGGTCATTAATATAATATCCTTTGCCATCTGGTGTCTTACCGATGACTACACACATGTGGCCACCAGTAGGTGCAGAAAGAGAACCCCTATGCAGGATACCAATAACGACAGGCTTCCCAGCGTCAAGACTTTTATCAATATCAGCAAAAGAAAGATTGTAACTAAAGTGTGACTTAACTCCATAACCTGCCAGAACCTTTGTCTGTACCGAATGGTCAGTCGTGTCGCCAATCGCAAATACTTTCTTAACATACTCATCATCACCCTTAATCGATCCTGGCTTAAGGAAAGCAAGGCACATAGCACACGATGAACTGTTGCAAGTTCTATGTGCATCTCTGTAGTTATCTACTTGGTTGAAGTATGGAACTGCAAGAACTTCTGGTGTAGGGGGTTTAGTTCTAAAAATTCCGATCCACTCGGCTTCTGCGTCATCCATGAAGTTAGCAGGTAGGTTGTCTTCCAACCATTGAACTGCTGCTACATGATTTGCATTACCATCATCATAAAATTTGAAAAAGTTATGAAGATCTAATGTCATTGGATATTAATCTAAACACTGGAGTATTTATAAAAAAAGCGCCCTTTCGGACGCCTTACTTATTTAAACTGTAGTGCCAACTTTAACATTTGCTGACACATAATCTAGAACATTTTCAGGTGTCGATACTTCATAAGGGTCAGTGTCGGCATTGTCGCGCATACCGTCCTCAACGAATACCTTCTCGATGATTCGATCATCCACGACCATAGCATAACGCCAAGACCGATCACCGAAACCAAGGTTAGACTTGGTGACAAGATATCCCATAGAACGTGTGAAGTAAGCATTGCCGTCTGGAATGAGTTTGACTTTCTCAATGTTTTGGTCCTGAGCCCAGGCATTCATAACAAACCCATCATTAACAGAGATGCAATAAATGTCATCAATGCCAAGTCCAGTGAAATCTTCGTACTTCTCTTCAAATCCAGGCAGTTGATAAGCAGAGCAAGTAGGAGTGAATGCACCAGGCAAACTGAAAATAACCACACGCTTACCATCGAAAAGTTCCGCAGATGTACGAGTTACAAATTCACCATTCTCACGGAATGTAAATTCAACCTGAGGAATTTGATAATTCTCTTTACGCATGTTCACTTCCATCAAAATAATCCGGGAATAATTTGACCTGTAGTAAGATAGGAACCGGCAGCTGCCAGGAATCCAAGCATTGCCAGGCGTCCATTCCAACGCTCAGCGAATTCGGTAAAAATTTTGTTCATTGTGTTTCTCCTTAGTAAGTTTCAGAAAGTTGTTCTACAGATACTGCCAACAATACAAAGAAAGCGACAGAAGTAATTGTAAAGATTGCTTCAGTCATCAGAAGATACCGAAGAAGAAGTTGCCAGTGCTAATATAAGATACGAGACCAG